TTCTTCCAGGGAGTGCTTTTCGCCAGCCGATCCGGCTCCGAACTGATACCAACTTGCCTTCAGTTGGGCGAATACGGCGTCCGCAGCCTTATCCAAGATGTCAAATTGCTGCATCAAGTCCTTGAGACTGGCGTGGTCGATGAGGGTCAGTTGCTTGCTGAGGGCGGCGAGATGATTCCCAGCGAGTTCATCCGCACGGATGCCAGCTTCCAACAGCTTGTCATCGAGGCTCATGAAGACTTTGTTGATGATGGTTCCGAACTCACTTTGAGATTGGGCGAGCTTCTCACCTTCTTCACGCAGCTTAGCCAGGTGCTCAATGAGCAGGGTTGCCCCGAGGATGATCGCTAGAAAGGGAAATGCCGCTTCAAGAACAGCACCAAGTGGCCCGATGGACGCAATGAAGGATGTCACACCGCGAGGCAGGTGAACGCCGAACTCCTCACCCAGCATCATTACCGAATGACGAGCCTCACCCATCGAGTAATCGACTTGCCCTTGCGTGTCCTGAACTTTCTTACCAAACGAATCGAGTTCGGATTTGGCGTCGTCGAGCGTAAACGTAGCTCGCCCGTTGACTACATCGACCGCCAGTGTCCCAACAAGTACGCTCATTGCTTAGCCCTCTGGAAATATTTCTTTGAACAACTCTTCCGCGTCATCGAAGCCCTGCTTTGTCAGGTCATGGATGACTTTTTCTTTCTGTTTTGCCGCCTGTTCGGGCGTGAGGGAACCGATCAGACAATAGATCGAGGCAATGTTTCTTTTGGCCTCGTCGCGGTTCGTGTCCTGCTCCCCTCCCTCACAAACGACGTAATCGAGTGGCGACCATACCTTATCGTTCGATTCCAGCCTGTGTGCATTGCGGTAATCCGCTGCCCCGATCGCATTAGCAAAACAGTCATGCCGAAACTTGATTTCCTGCCTATACCGCAGCGCCCTGAACATCGACGGCGTCAGTTCCTCGAACTCTTCCCAACTGAGACCTAAGTCGTAGCGAGCGATTGCCCAGAGCTGTTCCCAAGTCCGTGGTTCGCTTTCTAGACGCTTTGGCTTGCCACGGACTCTGCGTTTTTTGTTTCATTTCCCTGCTGGGCCTTGAACTTGTTCATAGCTTCCATAACGCCTGGGAATAATGCGCCGAACAATGCCTCTTGTAACGGTCGCTGAATATCTGGATTGAGACGTTCTTGAACCTGCTCTAATGTCACGTCTGGGTGATACCGCGAGAGGCCTGCATGAACCAGTTGCGGGGTCATAGCAGAGGTGACGCTCTTCCACGCCTCGAATGATTTGAGGTCTATCTTGAGTTCTTGTTCCGCCTTCGCTATGGATTTGTAATCGAAGCACAGCTTCCATTCCTGCTCACAAAGCGCGCCGGTCGGGTCTTCGTACGACACGACCAGCCGAATGTACGGAATTACCGCACTCTTTATTTCTGCAACTTGACTCATAACTTTTTCCTTCCATCAAACGCACGGGTGCCTGTACGCCACAGACACGACGAGCAAGTGAGCGCCCGTTAGCTCTGTGCGTAAATGATGGGACCTGAGATTTTGATTTTCGTTGTGAACTCGCCCGACTTATCGAGATTTGCGGTTTTATCCACGGAGGTCAACATGCCGGTAAACGAGACGATGCCCAGGTTGTTGGGAAGAGTGTGAACCCAGGAAGCGACAGTGCCTTTGAGTGGCTCAAGGCCCTCCTGTGACGCTTCGCCTGGATACCAGATACCCTTAATCTGACAGTCGCCAGCATCTTTTAGGGCGGGAATGAATGTGCGATATCCGCTGATGGCGGAAGTATCTGTGGTGTCGGCTGTGTCAACCTTGGAACCTGAATAGTCGATATCCGTGATGTGATTGAGAGTGGTGGAGTTGTAAGCGATGGTCTGTCCAACGCCAACGAACGATGCAGTAGCAAACGACATGGGTGTGTTTCTCCTTTGAGTTTCTTGGTTGCTGGGGTTAGCCATCGCTCGTGGTTGAGAGCGCCTACTATTCAAATACTGCTAACTTGGTGGAGTTATTGCTGGTGGGTTACTCTTTGTAGAAGACTGACACTTGAACCATAACTCTATATTCGATTGAGGCGACACCTTGCGGAACAAATGGCATGTCCGATTCCATGTCGATAAGACAGCCTTGGACGAAGGTGCTGTCAGAATCTGAAAGAGCAGTGTTCTGGAAGTTTTGGAGCACGCCCCGGATCGCCTTGACGACCGCCTTAGCCTCGGCGTAAGACAGGGTGCTGTAGGCGTCGAACTGAAATCGCGCCAAGCGATACCCAGTTGACCCCTGTGTGTCGAGCGTGTCGAGAGCCGTACCGATGTGGTAGACGATATAGGGACTCGTTACGCCCTTGACCACCCCAACTGGGACGATCTGCGTCGTCAACGCCGACAAAGTCGGATCAGCTTTCAACAGTTGATTGATGCCTTCTTGGATCATTATTCGTCATCTCCCGCTGCTAGCCCGTCTTCAATTGCAGCCATCAGGTCCGCATACATTTTCTTGTCCAGCATCCGGGTGACTTCCGCAGTGTAGATGTCCAATGCATCGTTGCAGGAATAGTCAAATGCCTTTTGCATCCAGTGAATGCCTGCCATGAACTTGGTGCCGAACTCGTGAAATCTTCCAATGAAATTGAGCTTTTGATCAGGCCCAATCAGCACTTGAAGCTTGTCGCTCTTTGCCCTCTTGACCTGTATGCCTAGCGCGTCCCGCAAACGACCATCAGCGACGGGTACGGTCTGCTGCTGCGCGGCCAGAAGCACTTTCGCTGCCTTTCGAGCCCCCGTCTGCATCATCGAGCGAGCAAGCTTGCCGTCGTCCAACGAATCGAGCCGCCGCTTGAGTTCGTCGAGGCCCGAGACTCTGATGGTGATGTCGCTCACCTTATACGGCCCCGTCGTTGATGCAACGGCAAAGCATCCGCAATTCGACCTGACGCTGATCGGGATCAGCAACGTTGACGATGAACCACGTCGCCCCGCTGGGCGAGATAACGGTCATCGCCGAGTTCACGCCCGCTAGATAGGGAATGCGCACGTCGTAGAACAACTCGCTCTGAACCAGGTCAGCGGTGTTGACTTCCTGCGAGCGCAGCGCACGAATATAAGCCCACACGTTTGAGGCGAACACGATCGGTGTGCTCGGACTGCCATCGGGCAGGCTGTCTGCGGCAGGCATCATCAACGTGACTTGGTCACGGAAGCTTCCACGGTCGCTATATCTGAATCCATCGTTGAGTCGGCGAAGTGCCATTCCTTAGCACCTCGTCACTGGATTGATGTTGAGCACTCTGTAGCTCTTGACGATGTTGTCAAGCGAGTGCGGAATCGAGTTAGCAGCCCCAGCGGTCACCGAGCCACGATTTTCATACCAATGGAGCGCAAGCTGGAAAATCGCAATCTTCAACGCCCTCGGAATGTCGGTCGTCATGGTGAACGAGTTGCTGTCTTGGTCTGGTGGGGTCGGAGCATCGGGATCCGTGACAGTCTCGGTGCCATCTGTGCCCAGCGTTCCCCCAGCGGTAAAGTAAATGCGGGCGTTGTTTAGACCGACCATTCCCTGTGGCCAACGCTGACCTGGGAGTGGGGCGACACGAGCGGGCGTCGATACGAGGTCCATCACGAAGTCCAGACCTGGTTCAAGCGTCTGAAGATTTCCGAATGTGTCTATGTACTCAATGTGGTCGATTGCCGTTACGGGATTGCGGATGATCTGGATCTCGAATGGATTGACACGGGGATTCCAGCCCATCGGTGGATAGGGTGTAAGGGGACCGTACCCGAAGTAAGCATTTTGACTGGCTGAGTATGCGTAGCCTGAGAATCCATAGGGAATTGACGGAAGCGAGTCCTCGAACTGAATGAAGTTGCGAGATGCCAGACACAATCCCGTTTGGTCTTCGATCCACTCACGAGCGGCAGTAATCTGGTCGGTAATGAGGTCGTTATCCGAAGCGACGAAGACCTTGCAGTAATTTGTCATCTCCGCAAGGCTGACGGGTTCCACTGACGGATACGCAGTTTGGATCACGCTTGACATTACTTAGCCTTCTTTTTAGGAGTGCGTATGACAGGAGGACGAGGAAATCTGTCTTTGGTTTTCTTCACGGCGGAAGGGCGAACCGCATAGTGCTTCGCTGGTGACAAGCTCGTAGATTCACGCTCTAACTGTGGTCGTTTCTTCATGGAGTACCTCTAATGTTCAAATACTGCGAATGCAGTGATGTTGTTGCTGCAAAAGGAAAGGCAGACTCAGAACGAGCCTGCCCTGTTGAGGAACGCCTTCGTCTTGTTAGGACGAAGGGTGCTGAAGCATTGCGAATGCCGCAGTCTGGAGAATGTTTCCGTCCGTTCTCAGATAGGCCTGGAAGCCAACCTGATGAGAACTCATAAAGAGTTCATTGAAACGAACGAGCTGGAATCCCAGGACATCACGAATAATGTACTTCGTAAAATCTCCGAACAGCATGGAGTTCGCCATTGGAGCAATCGTGTCCATGTGCTGGTTGTAGTAATACTTGTACCCACGGATTGTGTCAGGCTCTTTTTCTGCCAAACCAGCGGACCAAATGGAACGCCCGTATTTGTCCTTCACCTTGCGGAGAGCGTCAAATGTCGCTTGGTTCGCTTGAAAAGAACCGTTCATACGGTACGCTGGGTCAATTTTCGTAATCAGGTTGTCCAAATCGTCTGAGCCGACGCTGTCAACGTCCGTATCGTTTGAGTTGCCAGAGTTGGAGTTGGAACCCACTGCGGTTACGCCACGGGTGCCGTCGGCGATGAGCGCGGTTACCAGCCCGGTTGGCTGTCCACTGCCGCTTCCCTTCGTATAGCCAAGGTTGGTGAGACGCTGCAAACGAATACCGAACGCGTCGGCAAGGAACTGCTCGACATCGAATGCACTGTCCTGCAAAAGCTGAACAGAGGCCAACACTTGGTCGGAAGACGCAAGATTTGCACTGAGCACAACTTCCGAGAAACTTGGGTTGGTCTGATTTACCGCCGTGGCTTCAGCAATCCATGACCCTTGATTGGCGGTGTCGTCCATCTTCGGGTAGTGCAGCGCATTGCCGGTTGCTGTAGTGAGGATTTGGGCTGCTTGACGGATTCCGCCAATAGCCTTCAACTTGATTTCGAGTTGCTTCTGAAATCCGACGGGCACCAGTGTTACGCCCGCTGCACCTGAGGCGTCACCGAGGCCAGCGTAGGTACGAACCTCATGCATGCTGTCGGAGATTGTTCCTGTGCGGAGATAATTGCGGAACTCGTTGTGATACTCGTCTGTGCCGATAATTTGCTTTACGCGGGTTTCGGCGGCGGCGTATGGATTGATACGCTTGTCCACATCACCAACCTGCGAGTTAGCAGGGCGGTTTACCTGACGCAGTTCCGCGTCAAGAGCATCGGTCCGCTCAAGTTGGTCAATCTGAGTTTTGAGTTCTTGCTGCTTTGCGTCCAGTTCCTTCCAGCGATTGTCTTGCTCCGGGGTGAGCTTGTCGTTCTTTTCAAGGATCGACTTCATTTCGGCCACAAGTGTGGCGCGACTACTACGTAACTCTAAAATCTTTGACATTGATAAGTCCTGTAAGTAGGAGTGACGTTCCTCCAACTCTCATGGTGGGAACTATGACCGTGGCGCAGGTTGCGTTACGGGTCCTACTTATCAAATACTTCGGACTTATGAGTCTCAGGTGATAATTGCTGATGGGCAGTGAAGACGGGTTCTCTTACTCCGGCGGCGATGATCTGGATTTTCCTGTATACTTCCCATTAAGGGGAATATATGAACAATGTTTTCCTGCTCATGTCTGTGGTCATACTGTTGGTATTGGCCTACAAAGTTGGTTATAAGCGGGGCAGTATCAGGGTCCCTGAGACAGGTGATGTTCTGTTGATGCGTTGTTTCATGAGCATGAAACAGCCTTACGGCAATCTTCTGTCCGAAAGCGTTCTGATCACGTCCAGAGGAACTTATGTAGGGTACGAGTATGATTCTACTGCCGATGAACAACGTGTTGAGTACATTACTAAAGAGCTACAGCGGTTGTATGGTGTAACTCTTCTGGAAGCACTCGAAGCAAGTTCACCTAGGGGGACTGGATGAATTCAGATAGGTCTCCACTGAAGGGTAAGCAACAATACATCGGGTGCTGGTTAAAGTCGGATGCGAACCTACCAGGGCGCGATCAAGCGCATGTCGATTGTCCTGTCTTACATCTCAAGGCTGGCGAGATAAGTAAGTCGTCTAGCGGTTTCGATGTCCATCACATCTGGCACAGGATCTGCGTCAGGTATCGCGTAGGCCTGGGCAGCCGCGTCACGGCTTCGGGCTTCCACGCTAGTGGACTCATAGGCTGGGTACGTCACAATGGACACATCGAACAAATCCACATCGTTGATGGAGCGCAGACAGGTGCCATCGTCGCTGTAAGTGACCTCTTCGTCTCGAACAATGAAGCCGAATGAGCACTGATCGACATCACCACGCTGAACGAGTGTGTGAACGTCTCGACCTGTCGTGGTATCGGGCATGTCGTTAACGAACTTTAGCCCCGTATTGTCCTGCGACAAAGTAAGCGTTCCGTTCTTGGTGCGTCCCAGCACGTTGTCGGCGTTGTGATTGAAGAGAAAACGGACGTCCTGCTTTTCGGTGATTGCTCGTGTGAAAGCACCGGGCACAATCCGCTCCTTGAAGAAGCCGAGGTCCGTGACGGTGTTGAAGATTGCGCCGTAGCCCTCGGTCGTTCGGCTATCGGCACTTGCAGTTCGCAACTCCGTCGTAAAGATGCGGTACTCTTTGGCGTTGGTTAGCTTACTCATCATGTGATACCTCGTTTGTGAAGTTCTTGGCCGCAGGAATGATTGCTTGGAGAGCCAGCGTCAGTTCATCCGTGGTCAATTTGTTCAAATCGTTCGTGTCCCAGCTTGTGTGACGGTCGTACATCGCTTGTGTGTAGCTCTTAATCATCCCGGCGACCTCTACGGGCAGGGTCATGTCGCCCTCAAGCGGTGCGTAGGTGCTCGCGACACCCGCAAGAATGGGCGTGAATACCTTCTGGAAGTCGCCTGAATCAGTCTTATTTCGAGCGCAAAGGCGGCTAATGCCGTCCTTCATCTGCGGAAAGAAGACAGGAAAGAACGCTCTTGCATCGCTGACGGCATCGGGTTGCGCCCCTGGCTCAACAGCAACGGGCGGTGGAGTTTTGCCGTCTGGACCGACAACAGGAGCATCAACCGAAGGCGCGGTTGGTTCTTCGTCCTCGCCGTTTGTGATTGGCACCATGTTGACGGGCTGCCAGAGACTTCCGCCTGGGTTCTCGGCATCGAGTGATTTAGAGTCAATCGGGTTAAGACCCAACATTCTGCGTCCCTCGTCAATCGTGTAGAGACCTGCATAACGACCAACCTGCAATGCTTTGAGCGTCGAGGCGAAGTCAGCGCGCTCAAACTCAGCGGTATCGAACTTGACAAAGAACTTATTGGCATTGCGCCCGACATTGGCAAAGAGCTTGGCATTGAGCTCCGCCTCATAGCGACGGAGGTTAGGCTTTAGCGACATAACCAGAAACTCAAGGAAACGTTGCTCAAGGTTTGCGGAGCGCTCGGAATTCTGGGCACCAATGAAGTGAGGTGGAACGCCGTAAATGGCTGCAATGTCCTCACGCTGCATCTGGCGAGTCTGAATAAATTGAGCCTCATCAGGTTGAATTCCGACCGCTTCCCACTTCAAGCCGCCGTCGAGAATCGCCATTGTGTGCGACCCTGCACGGCTGTGGGCAGCTTGCCACTGGTTTGCAAGCTGAAGTTTGCGATCTGGCTGGAGCACGTCGGCGGACGAGATGTAGCCGCCAGGACGAGCATCGTTGCTGAAGAGTCTGGAGCCATAGTTCTGAGTGGCAATGGCAGCGCCCAATACTTCCCGAGCGTGATAACGAATCGGGGACAAGCCTACCCACGGGTCAATGCCGAGACTCTTAACGTGAATCATGTTCTCGGGCTGAATCATTCGTTCCGAGCCGTCGAACGTGTCGGTAGTCCTGTAAACAAGTTTGCTGGTCTGCTGGACGCGATAAGGGAATGTTCTGAACGGAGAGCGAATCCAAAGCTCGGCAGGACCACCGCCATTGTCCCTGATGACCTCGGCGTAGCAGTTGCCCAGCAAGACGCGGTGGACCTCCATGATCGACCAGAAATCGACGGCGGCATACTCGTTATTGGGCGTATCGTGAAGAATGGAATAGAGGGCATGGTCTGGGGCAAGATTGGAACCGCCCTCAACACGCTGATAGACGTTGCAGGGCAGCATTCCTACTGAGCTGGAGAGAATGCGGATGCAGGCAGCAACCGCGGCCACTTGCATCGAAGTCATTTCTGTCACAGCAACGCCCGACTCGCATGGGGCAAGCATCAGCCCAGGCAAGAAGTCCGATAGACCGCTGCTGGCAAACGATGACATGAAATCCCTAAATTCTTCTTTGAGTGTTGCCATTCCTTACTTACTCCGTTTGGGGCTGGCACGTAACGAGGCGTAAATTAGACCCGCTCCCGCTGTAAGATAGCCGAGAGGGTGGAACACAAGTGTTGCTCCGACCACAACTAGGGCAAAGCCTGCAAGCAGGCACACGACGGCAATTCTGTTCATAGATTCCTACTATTCAGATACTTCTAAGCGTGGGGAGTTATTGCTGCTGCTGCGCGGCACTTGTCACAGACGAACACAAGCGTACCGTTGTTCATTTCTCCGATAGCGAGAGCCGTACAGGGACAGTTACCAACTATTGAAATGGAGCCGCCTCCGCTTGACTTCGGCGTGCCTGCCAACTTCATTACGGTGCCGATCGCCATGAGCAAAGCGACACAGGGATCAATCTTGTTTTGCGGTGCGTCTTTCGTGGGAAACAGCATTCCGTTTCTGTCACGGTGACAGACCACATTGCTGATGGACCACGCTAAGATCGGGCAGTTGTAATGAAATCGCTTGTCGAGCACAGCCGCTTCTAGCTCATCCATTGGCGGCGTAAAGTACACTGCCCGCTGAGCGAACTCCACCATAGGGAGTTTCTCTTCCAGCAAGTGATTAACAATCTCGACAGCTTGATACTGGTCATGGGGAATCGACTGGATTTTGTATTTCTTGCACTCTGCTCGCAGCCAGTCCTCTACGGCGTCGTAATCGTTGGTCGCACCTGGGCATTCGTTGATAATGTGTTGGGCAGACCAGCCCTTGTAATGTCCGTTCTCTTTCTTGTTTATCTGGTCGGCGGGCAGCCAATAAGAACCGAAGACGAAATAGTGCCGTTTGTTTTCAAGCGTTCGATAAAAGACTTTCATGCCGGCGAGAATGTCCAGCTTCGAGGCAAGGTCAAGACCGATGACGCAGTCGTCTTTTAGGTGGTCGTCTTCTTTAAGAGCCGAATCGCCACAGGCGAGAAACTTCGTCATGTCCATCCACGTGTGGTCAGACTTGACCCAAGTGTTTCCGTGCTTCGTTTTGAATGAAGACTGCTGGCTCGGAATCTGAATAGCGGCTGCACACTTGTCCCGAAGAGTCTTGCTGGAAACGCAAACATCAATGCTTGGGTTCGCCTTTATCCATGCCGCTGGAGTTGCCCAATCGTCCTTATCGTCAGGAGCGTAGATTATTCCGAACAGGGTTTCATCGTGGAGCACACCAGAAAGAACCTTACAGACTTCGGTATCCAGTTCATAGCAACACGAACTAAGGTCGGTCCCTCTCGTGGTGATTACGAACAGCAACGAACCTTGACGCTTTCCCGTTGCAGTGTCGAGCGAGTCGTAGAACTCACGGCTTTGTAGCGTGTGAAGTTCATCGAACAGCACCAACGTCGGGTTTTTGCCCTCCGATGTTCTGTCATCTGATGCCAGCGGGCGGAAAAAACTATTTGACTTGGCTTGGTGCAGGGAATGCTTTTCGATCTCGATACCCGCTCGCTGTGTGAACTGAGGCGAGTTCATCAACATCTGGCGAGCGGCTGACCAAGTGATCTTCGCCTGCTCTTTGCTAGACGCGCAGGAGTACACCTGGCTTCCCGGTTCGTTATCTGCGAACGCACGAAACAAGGCGATGGGAGATGCCCAGGTAGATTTCCCGTTCCCCTTGGCGACGGAAGTGTAGGCACGGCGGAAACGACTTCCACCCTCTTTGTCACGCCACGAGAAAACAGTGAGAGTAACGAAGACTTGCCACGGTTGGAGAATGATTTTCTTGCCAGCAAACTGCTTGCCCTCCACGTGGGGCATCAGTTCGCAGAATCGACAGGCTCTGGCACCTATCGAAGCGTCATAAACATACGGGAAGTTTTCGGTGTCTTGACGGAGGAGGTCATTGCGTTGACGCTCACAAGCCAGACGCGTCCACCTTCCTGAGATTATTTTCCCTGAAATGACCTCATCAATATATTGGTCTGCAATCGCCTGATAGTTTCTAATTTGCTTGGGTGGGGTCAAACGAAGGCTCCTCTGGAACTTGGTCAATGAACTCATCCCAAGAACCAGCGGGCGCTTGACTCGACGGAGTTACTGACAATCTGGAGCGAGAGGAAGGCGTCATGCCAAACTCGCTCTGAAACTTGTACATCAGGTCTAACGCCCTGTTGGCAACACCGACGTAAGGATTCTGAATTGCGTTTCCCGCCTTCGTCTTGATAACTGTTCCGTACTTCTGAATGTTCAACTCGGCATCGACCCAGCGAGCATAGACCATGCAATAGGCGGCGAGCGCGGCTCGATCTACTAGGGTCAGCAGCCCAAGTGCGGACAACTCGCCAGAAATGCGATTCCATTCACTGTTAGCGGTTTCGTTCAAGTGTTCGGGGCAAGTCGGAGTTCCTGAAGGTTTCGGTTCATCAGCATTGAGCGGACGATGGCCTGGGTTTCCAGCCAGAAGTTTCAGTGCTGTCGGTTTCGGTTTTCGACCTATCATGTTTTTTCTCTTTCTTGTCTATCGGCTCGTCTCCGAGCAGGGCGCCGCCGTGTGGGCAATATTCTTCTATTGCCTTTCGCCAGTCTTTTGAGCGTTGGCGCGACTCCAGTATTTCTTCCTCGTTATGCAAGTAATCGCCTAGCGTCTTCGGCATTCATCACTTCGCCTTTGTATTGAAAAACGGCACATGGACGCCCTCCAAACCCATCGACTTCTGACGTGTTACCCCGGCGGGGTGAATATTCCCCAGGGCGTTTCATCAGTGCCCATTGATCGGACTTGTTGAAACTCCGAATCAATGACGGGTGAGCAGGGTATGTTCTCAGGCGATTGCCGACGGCTTTGTATGCTGCTCCCATCTTTTCCGCGAGAATCATTGCCAAGCCAAGCCCCTGCCAGTCGGGCAGCGTAACGAGTCGAGAGCATCGTTTTATATCCCGGACGCTAGGGTGGGGAAAGTGCAACATTCCAGAAAACGATGTTGGTTGCCCGCCCACGAACAGAACGAAGCATTGAGCGGACCGGTTGAGTTCGGCGGTTAAATAGTGAAACGGAGAGAAAATCTTCCAATATTCGTATCCGACGCGGCGAATCTCGACCTCAAGGGATGGTCTTGGCCGAAGTGACCTCCTAGAAAATGACATCGTGCTCGGCTCGAAGATCCAGTCGGGCTGTAGCCAGTCGAGAATGTCAAAGTGACAGGACGCAGCGACAAATTTGAGATTGTTCTTGCGGACATACTTCTGAACGGCATGACAGCCAATCTGGGCGACCTGGCGATCCACCACGCTGGTAAACTCGTCCATCACGATTGTGTCAACGCCAGACAGCAGCCTTCGAGCCATTTCGACTCGAAACTTTTCGCCATTCGACAAGACAGCGTAGGGGCGCATCCATGCGGGGATGGTGTTAAATCCGACGCTCTGACACGTCTCCGAAATGGACTGAATAGAAATCGAGGACGGAAAATCGTCAATTGCCGAGGCGGCTCCCCATTGAAGCGGTGGCGAGATGCGAAACACTCGATTAAGAATCGAGCTTTTGCCGCAGCCCGACGGTCCCACGATCAAGCCAACATTCCAGTCAAAGTCTTCAATCGGAAGATTTCCGTCGAAATGAATCTCTGACTTTTGAGCGAGCGGCACATCAAAGATGGAGGCGAGTTGCTTGACTCTGGGTGTGTTAGAAATCACGCTGGAAACTACGAAGTCAATGCCAGGCATGTCAAACCCTCCTTTTCAAATCTTTCGAGGAGGTCGAACTGCTCTTGCTCGTTGGCGCATTCGATGATTACTCGAAACTTCAAATCGTTGCCCATGGTCAATTCTTTTTCTCCCTCACTGGCTTCCGCTCCTGGTTCGGTTATTTTCTTCAACTCATCAGGGGAAAAGTAGGCTTTCATGTCTAGCTCGCCTGACAGGTCTTTCAATGCGTCTGGGTCCCATTCCAGCCCTAGCTCAGCGGTACGATTGTCCGCAACCGCCAGCGTCTTAGCCTTCGTGTCTGAAACCGTCAGGTCTGTGCGCTTTACGACCACTAGCTGTGAGCCGTCCGTCTCGACCAGAATCACCTCGTCGTTCAATCCAGCGGCCTGAGCAGCGGCTGCGGTCTTATTACCAGCGAGAATGACTCCGTTCTTGTCAGTGACGATGGAGCGACCGGCTCCACAATCGAGCAGCGACTTTTCCACGGCACACTTGCCACGAAACGTTCCCTTGTTGGCGTTCTCCGGGTCGGGTTGCAGCTCTGATAGCTTCATGAATCCTCTATGGCCCCGCTTGTTCATTTCGCGCACGTGAAAAAACGATGTTGCGACGCTCCCTAGAAACAAACGACTTGGCAATCGAGAGGGGCATACCCCTCATACCTATCAAATACTTACGAGATCGCAGTTTTATTGCTGCTAACCGTGCCTGCCTGCCCAACCACACTCAACGCTGGTCTTGCGACTGTGGCATTGGCGACATAAACACTGGAGGTTTTCCTCCGCATAGAAGTCATGACCCTGTGCAACCCACTGCTTGGCGTCGACCATGTGATCTAGGTCGGTAGCGAGAGCGTGCTTGCACTCGATGCATACGGGAGTCGCTGCGAGCAGACGGAGACGCAGTGCCTGCCAGCGTGCCGTCTTGTAGTGCGCGGCAAATGGGTTGTTCTCCTTTCTCTTACGCCAAAGGTCGTATTCGTGGCCAACCGCCTTGACGCCGTGCTGCTGGCAATCCAGGGTGGAGCAACGAGAGCACAGTTGCGGGGCTCTACTGGGCATTCTGTATCGTCTGGTTATAGGCGCTCAGCAAGTGCAGCAGATTGCATTCATGGATTTCGTGAAGCGT